GAAAGTATAAGAGTTCCTGCAAATATAGCAGGATCTGCCGCAAACCCAGATGAAGGTGGAAGACCACCAGAGGAAAACGAAGATGAGTCTTATACTTAGAAAAGAAAGAATCGCAAAAATAATAGCAGATTATGCTATAAGTATAAATAAAGTACCAGACCTAGCAGACCTAGACAGAGACTGCCCTTCTGGACTTAATAGAAAGGGTATAGTAAAAAATTTTCAAGGCTATGCAATGGCTTTAAAACTAAGTAAAAGTTTATACCCGGAAGTATTTGATTTAGTAGAATCAAAACCTCAAGAAGAGGAAAAACAAGACCCTTTAGAACTACTCAGGGCAAGTACTACAGAGAACTAATATGGAAAAAATACTACATATAGCCTCTACGTTTAAGTCTCATGAAAGTGATGATGGTGGCGTAATGATACGAGGTATGGCGAGTACTAATCACTCTGACCGCGCCGGAGATGTAATTGCAGCTGAAGCGTGGACTAAAGGTGGTTTACAAAATTTTCAAAATAACCCTGTAATTCTTTTTAACCATGACTATGATAAACCTATTGGTCGTGCAACAGGAGTTAAAGTTACAGATAGTGGGTTAGAACTGGAAGCGAAGATTAGTAAGGCAGCGCCTGCTAATGTTGCTCAACTAGTTAAAGACGGTGTCCTTGGAGCCTTTTCCGTTGGTTTCAAAGTCAAGGATGCTGATTACATTAAAGAAACTGACGGATTAATGATTAAGGATGCTGAGTTGTTTGAAGTATCGGTTGTTTCGGTACCTTGCAATCAAGCAGCTACTTTTTCGCTCGCGAAATCATTTGACTCTATTGATGAGTACAATGAATTCAAGAAAACTTTCACCAATCGTGTCGATCTAACGGGTCAGTCTCTGACCAAAGATGATTCAAAGGAATCAAAAGTGGTTAGTGACGCACCTAAGCAAGTGGAGAAATCCACTATAAAGGAGACAAAAATGTCCGAAGAAACTAAAACTCCGGAAATCGACTTGGAAGCATTTGCTAAGAAAGTAGCTGATGAAACTGCTGCTAAAATCGCAATGAAACAAGCCGAAGAAAAAACCGCTGCTAAGGCAGAGGCAGAAGCTAAAGAAGCACAAGCTTTAGAAGCTAAAAAAATTGAAACTTCAATCAAGTCTGGCATTGAAACAGGCGTTGAAAAGCTAATGTCTGATTTTGCAGCTGATGCAGAAAAAGCAAAAAATGATGATATCGCAGAAGTTGTAGCTCAGTACGAAAAAGACCTTAAAGAAAAAGGTGATGAAATTGAAGCTATGCGTAACAGCAAGCGTAACTTTTCAAATCGTACAGCAGACGGCGATCTAACAGATGGCATGAAAAAAGAGCTTTTAGGAGCTCATATTTTCGGTAAAGTTACTCGCACTGGTTGGGACTCTGACTATGCTAAAGGTATTTTACAGAAAGCAGGAGAAATTTCTTTCACTGGTAACAGTGCTGGTGTTACTCTTGACTCTGCTGTTTCCCAAGCATTTGAAGAAGAAGTTGCACTAAACTTAAAAACTGCTAGCTTCTTTGACGAGATCCAAGTAACTGGTGGCGCAACTGCACTACCTATCGGTCTAGAGCCTCTAGCTGCTGACTTTGTAACTGGTGTTCCGGGTGCTAACTCAGGTTTGCTAGAAACTACTGAGAGTGGAAACACTTATGCAGTTAGCTCTGCAACTCTAAATGCTTTCCGTTTAGTATCTGCATCGTTCCTATCTAACGATACTGACGAGCAAATGGTAATTAACACTCTACCAATGATTCAATCTGCTATGGCTCGTGCTCACGCAAAAGCTATTGATAAGATGGTTATGTCTGGTAGTGGTAGTAACCAACCAAACGGTATCTATAACTTGAGTGGTATTCCAAATGACACTCACAGTGCAACACTAGTACCTCATGATATAACTGGTGATAGTGATACAGTAAGTGCCGCTGATGTTGTTAAAGTTCGTCAACAAATGGGTAAATATGGTCTTGTACCTGAAGATCTAGTAATTATTGTAGGTCTACCTGCATACTATGACTTACTAGCTGATGCTAACTTTGCTGAAATTTCACAAGTTGGTGACGCAGCTCAGAGAGTAACTGGTCAAGTAGGTACTCTATTTGGCTCTCCAGTTACTGTTACTGATCAAATTACTGGTACAGCTGATGGTAATGTATGTATGTACGTTGTTAACCGTAAGAACTATGTTATTCCTCGTCTTACTGGTGTTAACATCGAAACTGATTACGAAGTTGCTAACCAAAGAACTGCACTTGTTGCAAGTCAGTCTCTTGGTTTTGAACAGCTTGTTGCAGGTGCTGCGAATTCACGTGGTATCGGTGCAGCTGCTTACACAGCTTAATAGTAATACTTTTAAACTTCGGGGAGGTTCGCCTCCCCCAAGTTTTTACTAATGGACTTATAGAATATGGCAAATTTAATATCACTCGCAGACTATAAAACAGCAGAAGGCATTCAGGCTACAAAAGATGATGCCAAACTCGAGCTGTTAATTTCTTCCGTGAGTCAATTAGTAAAAACTTATTGTAATAATACTTTTGTAGATCACTATAGTTCTGCAAAAACAGAAACATTTAATATTGATTATGAAGAGTGTTTTGTACAACTTACAGAGAGCCCTATTGTTGCTATTACCTCTGTAAAAGAACGAGATGATGCACTATCAAGTTATACAACTCTTACAAATAACGAAGATTATTATGTTGATAGTACGACAGATAGCATTTACAGGCTTGCTGATGGCGGAGCTGAAAAAGCTTTTAAAAAGGGTAAAGGAGCTGTACAAGTAATCTACACTGCGGGGTATAACGGAGCCTCTAACCTTCCGGGAGACTTACAACTGGCAGTTATTGACTTAATTACGTACTATCATAAAGACGAGCACAAAGCGCGTCAAACTATAGCGGGTGCGAGCATACAGAACCAGGGGTCTACAAGTCAGCGAAACAATGTAGCGTTCCCAGACCACATTAAGCGCGTTTTAGACTTATATAAAAACTTCTAATGAGTAAACAATCCTTAGCAAACGTACTACTAAGAATTGAAGAAGATATTAAGAAAACTTCCGAAAGATACAGAACTCAAATCAGTAACTTTGAAGTACACGAATTTACAATAAATGCAGAAGAAATTATAGGCGAAGTAACAGCTGAAATGAAATCAAGAGAGGGAAAAAGTAAACTCTCTCCAAAAACAAATGCACTTATTCGTAAAGAAGTGCGTAAAATGTGTAAGGTTTTATTTCTAAAGTTTAATCCTAAAAGGTTTGATCCTACAGGAAGAAAGTTTACTATAGTATCTGAGTTTCAAGGGTCTGCTACAAATTTTACTTTTATTCTAGCATCAAAGCCTGGTAAACGTGCAAATATATTCAATCAGTTTAAAAGAATAAAACAAGTAGCTCAACGTCCTTTAATAAAAGCTTTAAATAAAAAACTAAAAGAGCTAAATAAAGGAAGAAAAGAAGGATCTCAAGCAGAGCTAATTACAGCTCAAAAAGGGTTTCTAGATTTAGGTCACGAAAAAGACAGTTCTGTTTCTTTACAAAGATCTAAGAAAACAATGGAAACTTTATGGAAGCTAGAGGGAAACTCAAGACTCTCTCCGTTAGCAAAGAAAGTTATAGACGAGCTTAAAGGTAGAATAACTTTTGATATTGTAAAAGAAGATCTTGGGCCTCCAGTAGATACTATCAAGGTAAAGATGGAGAGTAAAAGAATAAATCGAGCTTCTACTTCAGCAGAGAAACAAGAAGTTTTGGAACTGAATAAAGCTATAAAAGAGGCTGCTGAAAGAATAGGAACAGAGTGGGCTTTTATTGAAGGGTCTGATTCTTCTGTTCAAAAAAGACAAAAAATTATAATTGAAAACTTTGTTGGCCCTTTACGTAACAAGAAAAATATAAAAGTAAAAACAAAAAATACAAAAGTAAAGCGTTCCAAAGGCGAAAAAGTACAAAGAAAAAGTAAGCAACGAAAAGCAATACCTATGGCTTACAAAGATAAAGATAAGACAAAGCTACAGCAAGTGCAAGCTGAGAAAGGTGTATCAGGAAGTCCATTAGCACTTATAGGACTGATAAATAAACAACTTCCTCAAACTGTAAGAAAAAATATGCAGGCTCCTGCCCTTGTAAATAGATCAGGAAGATTTGCAGAAAGCGTAGAAATTACTGATATAACGAGAACTCCAAAAGGTTATCCTAGTGTTGGATATACATACCAAAAAGATCCATACCAAGTATTTGAAGGGGGAAGCGCAAACCCACGAGCTACTCCGGAAAGAGATCCACGAGTTCTAATTGACAGATCTATTCGAGAAATCGCAGCACAGTATGCACTCGGAAGATTCTTTACTAGGAGACAATAATGGCAACAAGAGATTTTACAACACGAAGATTAGGAATAGTAGAGGCTCTTGTGGAGAAGTTGAAAGATATCAACGGTACAGGAGAGTTTCTTAGTGATGTAGCTGGGAATGTTTCACCTAGACTCAAGTTTTGGGATGAAGTAGAAGAGTTTCCTGCAATCCACCTTAATGCAGGATCAGAGACAAGAGATTATCAAGGTGGGGGATACAAAGATAGATTTTTAAGCATAACTCTAAGATGTTATGTACAAGACGAAGATTCAGTAGCAGCACTTGATGCACTACTTGAAGATGTAGAAACCGTAGTTGAAGATAATTCTGGACTATCATATAAAGATAGAACTGGAGTATCTCAAACTGCTCAACAAATCACAATCATTAGTATAGATACTGATGAAGGTGTACTTGAACCGTTAGGTGTTGGAGAAATGCTTATTGAGGTTCGATACTAGAAAATACAGGCACGAACAAAGGTTCACGTCCTTGTCTTTTCAAGATACATAGGAGATAAACTATGGCTAATAAATTTTTCTTTAGTCGCGATACTAAAGTAACCGCTAAAATGGGATCAGGTGTTTTTGAAATTCCTGTTCTTGACGGTTTTTCTTTTTCGCAAGCGCAAAATATACAAGATATTGCTTTCAATGAAGCAGCAGATGCTTCGGGTGAAAGTAGTCGTGGTCGTGAAGCAGTTGTAAATTCCCTTGCTCCTGCAGAGTGGTCTTTCTCAACTTATATTCGACCTTTCAAAACTTTAGGTACAAATGTAACAGGTAATGCGGATAAAAATGGTGGCGAGAACAAGCATCACTTAGTAGAAGAAGTTTTATGGGCAATGCTAGCAGGTGCCGATACTTATACTGTAACAAGTGGTTCTGCAGACCCTGCATTTACAAGAAGTAGCAGCAATGTTATTGCTTTTTCTAGTTCTACTTCAGGTAGTACTATAAACTTTGGTCAATCAAATAAAACTACTCTAGGTACAGCAGATTTTGAATTTATTCTAAACTCTGGAGATACTGCAGAAGATAAAGTTTACAAAATCAGTCAATGTGTTGTAAATGAAGTTACTATTGATTTTGATATTGATGGAATTGCAACAGCTCAATGGAGTGGTTTCGGCACTTTGATTACAGATGAAGCAAGTACTCCAACTGCTGCTACTGTTACTGAAGATACTACTGCAACCGACAATATGATTCGTAATAGACTATCCGCTGTTACTGTAGTAGGCGCTTCACCTTCTCAGACTTATGATATTACTCTTACTGGCGGAAGTATTACTATCTCAAACAATATTACTTATTTAACTCCTGAAACTTTAGGACAAGTAAATACTCCTTTAGGCCATGTAACTGGAACACGCACCGTAACAGGAACTCTAAATTGTTACTTAAATAACGAAGATGCAGCAGCAAACAGCAT